TCATCAATCATAAAATTTCTAATCTCATTGATTTCTGAAACATCTGGGGAGTAGATAGTAAAGAGTATCTGCTCACAGCAGACCATCCAATTTTCCTCATACGAGGTTCCAATTTTGTCATAAACTATATGTTTTTTTCCACTCAAAAATTGATCCATTTCAGATACCTGTTGGACTGGCACAATAGGGACTATGTTATTATTTATGCTATCGCTGAAATAATCATTCTCATCAAATATTTCCGCTGCTACCAACTTAGACCATAGAAATTTTCTTATTTCTAGAATTGCATCTAATTTATAATCTGGTGTCATATTAACGACCCTCCAAATGACATCTCTACTGCTGAGTCCGCCATGCTTCTAATTGAATTTGGAGAAAATGAATATTGAACTGTTTTAATTGTTGCTGGTATTTTTAATGCTTTCATTGAGGCTGAATTAAATATATCTTTAAATCCAGATTTTTTAATAGAAGAACTTACTAGGTTCCCGCTAAAAAATCTTGAATATTGTAAAGTAAATTGATTTTTAACACTAGGTCCTCCTGGCCTTTTAACGGTCACTGAGGCGCCGATAGGCATGAAGACTGTTTCACCATTAGATTCAAATACTAGCCTCTTAGAATGGCGTGGAGCAATTTTAAGAGCCATTCCTGACTCCATCACAGACGCTTTGTTTTGGAATACGTGTTTTCTTTGTTTTTCTGGTCCAGGAACAAATGTTTTTGATGGCTCAAATTTAAAATTAACTTTAAAAGAAATTCCTTCAGAGTCTAAAGATGTTAAGCTAAATAATCTATCATTTGCGCTTCCTGTTTTACCCCACTCATATACGTGGTGAAATGACTTTGGCTTTGATCGTGCTTGTGAATCTATATATTGTCCAAAATCTTTTTTTATTTGATTAAACACTACCTTTTTAAAAGTACTTTTAAATTTTTTGCTATTGCTTAATTTAGCAACTACATTGGCTTGATAATATAGGGCAGCAGAAATTTGTGCAATATTGCTGTCCTGAATAATTCCTTTTGGACTTTTGTTATACATTAATCTTTCAAGACCTGAAGCGGCTTGGAGCAACATTACATTAGATTCCAATTTGCTGATTCTCCGATCTCTTTAAAGAAGAGTTATATCCAATTACTCTACCAAGTGGATCTGTTATTGGACTGCTTCCCATTACTTCAAATACTGTAGGCGTTTCTGATGGGTAGTCCTGCTCTGTCCAAATTGGCTTTCCATTGCTATCTTTAATGTTTGAAATCTTATGCCTTAAAGATATTTTGTTTTCAGTGCGAACTTGAATTATTTGTTCATTTTTGTATTTATTAGAAAAAGACTGGCTATCTCCAGATCGTGCAGTTGAGGAATTACTTATAATGCTTTTTGCATAGCATGGCATTGTTGAGTAATATGACCACTCTTTTTTTATAGCCCCAGTATTTTGATCTTGAATATCTGTTTGTATATATAAATCCAAGTTCATGGGCAACATGGACTGGATTAGGTCTATCATTAAATTACCACCATGTTACTTAGAACATATGAGCTTAGTAACTGATCTGCGTAGGCATTTCCAGTTCCAGCATATGCGCTAGAGCTATATTCAAATTTCCAATCGAATGCTTGAACATTTTTTGCGTATTTGTTTCTCCAAACAGAATCTTTAGAAAAGTAGTCTTTCATTAATTCAATACAAGCCTGACTAACTTCTGCTGGAACCCTGTCCCAGCCAAACTCTCCATGAATTGTATATCTAATATTTTTTCCAAACAAAGACCCATCGCTGTCGTTAATGCTTGGCGGTACAAATCCATTAGCGGTATAAACTGCATTGTCTATTGAATTAGTTTTATTAATTCTAACTCCAAAACCAGTTTCCGAAATAATAGGATTAAAAATCCAATTGTTTACAGCAGGAACAGATTGGTTATCAATTAAAAGAATATCGTTAGAGTAAATCTTGTTGATTTTATTTATTTTATATGGCAATACCAATACGTCTGAGTCTGATCCATATACTACTTCTACGTCTTGATATAAATAAAACTCTTGTCCTGTATAGCCTTCTATAATTTTTCTAGCATATCTTTCTGCAGACTGAATTTCTTGATAGTTTTTATAATTTGGATCGCTAGGATCTGAGCCGAAGTTTAAGTCTTGCAAATGCTCATTAATGTTTATATAAGGAGTGACAACATCAACATATGATGCGTGGTATCCCTCGGTTCCAGAAATTGAATATGACCAAACTAATTTAAAGCTTCTATTCCTATTAGTATAAGTAAAAGGCAATATTACTTGGTATGATCCAGAATCTGTTTCTACGGTAGTAGCCGTAAGTGTTGTTAATATTGTATTTGGGGAAATGGCAGGGACTATAGAAGGATCCTGTGTAACGTCGTAAACTTTTACTGTAACCGTGTCTGGGTTAACCAGTTCGGACTCCCAATAGATTTTGCTTTTTATTGGAGTACTGCTATTTACATAAATCTCTGCCATTTTAAAAGGTTAAATTAACTGTAGAAGTCTTGAACTTCCCTTGGAGTCGCTAATCTAAAACCTTCCTCCTTATCAAAAATTTCTTGAGCAGCTTCTGAAGACATCGCAACGAATGGGTGTTCTTTAGTAAAAGTAAATCCTAAAGTGTCGTACCTATAGTTGTCTCTTTCCATCTTGACTAATAAAGAATTTGGATCCATTTCCTGATTTAAATCAAGTCTTGGCAATACTTCAATTTCCTCTTTAGCGTCTTCAATATCTTTAATTGCTTTGCTATACACTTCCCAGGTTACCCCGTCTTCTGTTAGCGCTGCAATAATATCAGCTTTTCCTTTTAAATCACTTGCATCTACGCCGAAATCTTCGGCTGCCTGCTTTAATTCAGATAATTTCAATGTCTCGAATGACATGTGTTCTCCTTTTGGTTAGGTTGTTTAATTATATCACTAGTAAATTCAAATGAAAAGCCCCCAAATTAATTTGGAGGCCTTTCACTAGATAAATTGATTATTTCTTAATTAAGAAGCAACCTTAACATCTTTTACAACTACCCAAGCATCTGGTTGTTCGATTTGAACGCCAACTCGAGTATACATTGTGTACTCAATGGAGTCCTTACGAGGCCAGAAGAATCGGTAAACAGTTACATCACGCTTGATACCAATAACTACGTTATTTGGGAATGTCAAGTGGATATCTCCGTGTGAACCTGATGGGCTTGAATATGTACCTGTTTGTGTCTCAGGAAGAAGTGGTACTTCAACAATTGGAATACCAAATGCGAAAGGTGCTACATATCCTGCTGCTCCACCAAGTCCTGGTGTTGCACCACGGATAACGCTTGATGCGATATCTTGTGGGATTGTGTTGTTGGTGCCAATGCTGTTAGCATATAGGAAGTCCTGAATTAGGTTTGATCCTGCTAAGAAGCGAAGGTCTCCACGACGTTGCATGTATTTACGTGGCATTGCTTTTAATGCCTTGTTAAATAGATCACGAGAAACTCCAGCTCCAGCTCCAGCTACAACTCGACCATTGGCCTTAGCTTTAGCTACAACTCCTTGGAATGCCTTGTACAGAGGATCTGATCCGCTGCCGACACCATTAAGGATTACATCCTCAATGTCGTTTCCTGCTTGTGTTGCCATCAATCTTGCGATGTGATCTTCTAGATCTGCACCCTCAATGTTGTCTTCTAGAGACTCAGTTGAAAGCTCCCAGTCTAGACGCAATTTCTTTGTTGTTAAAGAAATTTTTGAGAAAGTAACTGCTGCGTTTGAAGCAGTGTCATCTCCTTCTGTTGCAAGTTTCATAAGCTTTTCGCCTACTGACATGCGGTCAATTTCTGCAGTGTCTGCTCTCATTCGAACGGTACGTGCGACTTTTCCAATTACGGTTGCATCGAACATATAGTCTAAGAAGCGAGCTGACTGTTCTGGGTTAAGCAAACCACCGTTTCCGTTTTCGGAACCAGCGTGTGTACCTGTTCCACCAGATGTGGAAGCAAAAGTACTTGTTGCTGTTGTACCAGCTGCGATTGTCTTTTCTAATGTTTCATTGCTCATTTGTATTTCTCCTTATTTCTTACTTTGTTAGTTCGTTTACGGAACCGAGGAAAGAACCGTTCCATTTTGATTTTTGGACTTTTACTTCCCTAGACCCGCCAAGGTCTGAGGACTTTTTAATTGCAGTCT